CTGCTGCACAACAAGCTTTAACTGCAACTGGCAAAGGCTTAGGCGGTGCATTGGGTTTTGTTGGTGGTCCACTTGGTTTATTAACTCTTGGCTTATCGGCTGGCGTTGGTGTTTTTCTTGACTACCAACAAAAAACAGAAGCCGCTAGACAAGAGCTTTTATCCTTTGCCGATTCTTTAGATGTAACAACGGCTAAATTAGCCAACGCATCAGCCGCAGTCCTTGACGGAATGAAAGCTAAATTAGAGCAATCCATTACCGCTCAGAAGGACGAAATTAAGCGTCTAGAAGAAGAGTACGAAAAACTCAATAGAATAGTCGAGCAAGGAAAACAAATTGCTCAATCAAGCGGTAGAGCGGAAGATTCGGCATATTTAGAGGCGTTAGCGAAATCAACTCAAGATTTGGCGATTAAAAAAGCCGAATTGGCGAAGGCGAACGAAAAACTAACCAAATCAGAAGATGACTTAAAAACAATCATCGGACAGGTTCCTGTTGCTGAATTTAACGATAAATTAAAGAGCTTATTGCCAACCTTGGATATGTCTAAGGTTAACATCGACAACATCGGCTTTTCTCTCGATGATTTAAACCGCATTTTTCCAAGTGCGGAAAGCGGTGCGGCATCTATTACAAGTGCAGTTGAGCGAATGGGTGCGATGGCTATCTTGGTAGCTAGTCAATTTAACGCCTTAGGGCTTAGTGTTCAAAATGCTTTAAGTGATAAAGCGACTAAGTTAATTGAGCGAAACAACCGCCAAATTGCAATTAACAAAGAAACCGACCCAACCAAGAAACGCAAGTTACAAGCAGAAGATAATGCGTTAAATAGCGGATTCGAAAAAGATTCTGCTGATTTTTCCGCGGTGGTTGATAGCAACTTTGCCTTATTGGGTTCCCAAACTGAAATAAAAGCGGCTAAAAAAGCTAAGAAATCAGGCGGTTCCAAAGTTGATTATGTCAAGCAGTACACTGACCAACTAAGCGAAATGGAGCGCAGACTTTCAGAAATCCGAGCTAACGCCCAAGATATTTCTGTATTCGGTCAAGTCAGCCAATATCAGGAGCTTAACAAAATCACTCAAGACATCGCAACAAATGGCGAGAAATACGCTCATTTTGGTGCTGATGGTTTGGCTAAACTGAAAGATATGGCCGCTCAAATTGATGCGGCGCAACAAAGTGTAGCTATCGCTCAATTCGCCTTTGATAACACTGAAAAACTGCGAGAAATGGAATTTGAGCTTGAATTGCTTAGTAAAACAAGACAAGAGCAAGAATTAATCCAATACAATCATCAATTAGACCTTGAGGCGGCAAGACTTAAAATCGGAATGTCGCAAGAGAACATTGCCAAACTTGATGAGGAAATCGCAAAACTAAAAGAGCGTATGGCGGTTATTAAAGAAACCGAAAATCAACGGAAATCAAATCCGATTGCAGGGATTAAAGATGGTATAAACCAAATCCAAGATAGCTTTGGCGATATGGCTGCGAATATGTCGCAGGTTACTCAAAATGCCTTTAATGGTATGACTGACGCCTTAACAGATCTTGTCGTGACCGGCAAAGCGGATTTCCGCTCTCTTGCTCAATCTATTTTGAGAGACATTGCTGAGATGACCGTTAAGATGATGATTTTCAACGCAATCAAAGCCGCATCAGGAGCGTTTGGATTTGCTGATGGCGGTTATGTTGGCTTCGCCAGTGGTGGTTATACCGGTAACGGCGGTAAATATCAGCCAGCAGGTGTGGTTCATCGTGGTGAATACGTTATCACCAAAGAGGCGACATCAAGATTAGGGATTGGTTTCCTAAATCACCTTAATTATGGTCGCGGATATGCCAACGGTGGAACAGTCGGCTCTATCCCATCAATCGGCTATAAACCTATGGCTGGTGGCAGTATTTCTGTTAAAGTGATTAACAATGGCGAGCCAGTCAACGCAAACGTTGAGCAAAGACAGCGTAACGGTGAAACAGAGATTACAGTAGAGCTAATCCGTAAAATAGCACGAAGTGAAACTGAAGGTATTATTTCAAATAATATGCGTTCTGGTGGCGTATTTGCTTAGGGATAAATATGGAAACATTTAAATGGTGTATTAGACCTGATTTTCAGATTGATAATGAGCCAACAGTGAACACGATTGAGTTTGGTGATGGATATACTCAACGCCAATTACAAGGCATTAACAGTTTACTCCGTTCTTATTCTGTATCGGTCAAGGTTAAAAATAAAGACCGCTTAGAAGTGGATGAATTCTTTAAAAGACACAAAGGAATTCATCCTTTTTTATTTAAAGACCCGTTTACAGGTAAAAATATCAAAGTTATTTGCAGTAAATGGCCTGCGAAGATGAGCTTAAACTTCACAGAGTTTACTTGTAGTTTTGTTGAGGTGCCGTAATGCCACAAGTAATTAGCAATCAATTCAAACTAGACCTCGCCAAGTTAGAGCAAAATGTGCTGATTGAGCTATTTGAGGTTGATTTAAGACTGCTGCGAGATAGTGACGGGATTAGTGGTGAATTATATCGCTTTTATGCCGGTACTAACGAGAAATCGCAGCCTATTGTATGGCAAGGAAAGACTTATCAGTCGTTTGGTGTAAAAGCAGATGGCTTTGAGATGTCAGGCAATGGACCAAGCAACCGACCAACATTAACGATTGGGAATGTAGATGGATTTGTTACCGCACTATGTAACCGGTTCGATCAGTGTTTGGGCGGTATCGTTAGACGAAGATTAGTCTATATGCACTATCTAGATGCGGTCAATTTCGAGAGTGGCAATAAGCAGGCCGACCCATCACAGGAAGTATTAAGTTATTTCGTGATTGAGCAATTATCTTCGCTCAATCGAAACATCGCTCAATTTACTCTAGCCTTACCGTCAGAAACTGACAGCGCATTAATTGGCGCAAGAATGATTACAACGACTTGTAGTTGGCTGTACAGAAGCGTTGAATGTGGTTATACGGGCAAGGCAGTAGCAGATGAAAAAGACCAACCAACCACCGACCCTCAAAAGGATAAGTGCAGTGGTTTATTGACTGGCTGCAAGCTAAGAAACAACACACGCAATTATGGCGGATTTGTCAGCGTTGATAAGTTGGGGTAGTAAATGGACGGTAAGTTACACAACGAGATAATCAAACACTCAAAATCAAAAGAACCACAGGAAAGCTGTGGTTTTGTTGTTTTAATGGGTAATGAAAAAGTCTTTATACCTTGTGAAAACGTAGCAGAAGATAAGGAAAACCACTTTGAAATCACGCCGGAAGATTACATCAACGCATCAGAGAAAGGCGAGATTGTGGCATTGATTCACTCTCACCCACAAGGCGAGCCAAAATTATCCCAAGCCGATTTACAAACGCAACTATATAGCCAGTTAGATTTTTGGTTAGTTTGCGATGAGAAAATCCACATTTTCCCGAAAATCCCATTTTTAATCGGTCGTGAGTTTAAACACGGTGAAATGGACTGTTACACGTTATTCAGGGATTTTTACAGGTTATCTGGTCGTGAATTTCCTGATTTCGAACGGCAAGAATACTGGTGGGAAGATGGTTTCGATCTCTACTTGGATAACATGGAAAAGCACGGATTTGAGCAAGTTAATGAGCCTCAAATTGGTGATGTGGTTTTAATTAGCATAGGTTCTGATGTGCCAAATCACGCCGCTATTTATGTAGGCGAGCAGATGGTTCTTCATCATGCGCCAAAACGATTATCTAAGCGAGATTTGTACGATGGTTATTGGCTCAAACACACGCACAGTATTTGGAGATATAAAGAATGGTCAACGTTAGATTTTACGGCAGCCTTAAACAGTTTGGATCTGAATTTAATTTAGACTGCAAGACACCTGCTGAAGTAGTACACGCTCTAACAAGTCAGATCCCAAAGCTAAGACAATTCATTCAGCAAGGATTATTTACTGTAAGGGTTGGGCGAGAGTATCTAGATAATCGCTATCTTGAGCAAGGTTTAAATCAACACTTAAAAGACGATGCAACAGTGCATTTTACCCCCGTCTTAAAAGGCTCAAAGAAAGCAGGTTTATTTCAAACGATAGTCGGCGCTGTGATGGTTGTAGTTGGAGCGGTTACATCCTGGGCTGGCGGT